GTCGCATTTCCGCTGCTTGTGCTTCATTAAGCGTTTTCCTCATGCATCCGCAGCTCGTTCGGCCATTGGGCCCTACGCTTGACGCTGGTGCCTCAATTTCTTTTCCGCAGTCACATCGCCACACCCAAATAACGCTGCCGCCATGGCTTTTGTGCTTGATTTTATCAGTCGGACGTACCGCGGTCAAGCTGCCGCGTCGCTCACCAGTAATGTCCACCTTACGGCTGTCCGATTGCAGACAGCCGCAAGATTTCCATTTGCCATCGGTCAAGTGCCCCGTAGGCAAGTCAATCGTGCGACCACAGTCGCACACGCAGTGCCACCATTGCTGCTTAGGATACTTTTCGCCGCGCGGAGCTAAGCCAGCCACACGCAGGCGGCCAAAGCGTTGGCCGATCAGATTATAGCTCACGGGATCAACCCCTCGATATATTCGGACAGGCTCAAACCTTGCTGAGCAGCCGCGCGTCGAGCGCGTTCAGCGGCAGCTGCAGAAATAGACAAGCTAAGTATCTGTCCACGGTCATTTTCGGTTATTTCGCCAAAAATCGACTCATAATCATCTGCATCGAGATGGCTCTCCGCCCACTCACGCGCGTCATCGTAAGTAAGTGGAATAATTCCGTTATCCAAGTCACCGCGATACACGTCGCGGCTTAAGAAGAACTCTCCAGTGCGTTTTTTGTAGAGTGTAAGACTGTAGTATTCTAATTCATTGACACTCCCAATGTCAATAACATCTGAACATCGCTTGGCGGTTGTAGTGTCATACACTTTACCGTTAATGATCTTTTTCATACTCTCTTCCCCTCCGGCTCCCACTCATAGTCACCTGCGTTCCAGTGCTCGACGATTGCCTGCGCGGTATCGAGCGCCTGACCATAATTCTGCGTGTTGTAAAACCAGCCGCCACTGGTCATTACGCCTACACCGCTGTTAAATACCTCGCCGGTCTTAGTGTCACATGTAATCGTCAGTTTAGCCGTTGCCGTAGACTTGCCATCGTTAGCGGTAAAGGTCTTGCTGCAAACAACTTCGCTTTTCATTCTCAGCATTTCAGCCAAAAAATCCTCGGTTTCGCCTTCTGCGGTTTCTTCCGGACGTGCGACAAACGTGTGCGTCTCGGCATCATAAACTACGTTATCGCGGTAAACTTCACGCGCCATCTTTTCAATCTTCTGGGCGGAGAGCATATTGCGCTTATCAATCACATTGTGTACATCCTGCATCTGAGGCTGCGCGAATGCATCGACCAGGCTCTTGCGTACTTCTTCAACCGCCTCGTGGCTCAGTTCTACGCCCGGAAGATTGTCAATATTGTGATCCAGTGCGTCCAGCTCGCCAAATGCCTCTGCTGCGATGTCCTCTGCCCACTTGATCTGCTTTTCGCTGCCCTTAAAGTTGTAAGTCATTTTAATTGCTCCCTTCCCTTTTCTATGGTCTTATTATAACATAGAGTTTATATAAAGTCAATAACAATATAGAGTTTATATAAAGTATATGTTATACAGAAAGCAAGTCATATTTTGTTTAAAATGACAAAACAAAACCCTGGTGTCCAAATCGAACACCGGGGTTTGATTCTCTATTACTGCATTACTTTCCAATCAACCCAAGCCGCTGCAGGATCACTGCGAGCTGCTCACGGGTGAGCGGGCACTGCGGTTTGGCGCCGTCTACAATACCAGATGCCTTTGCTTTAGACCACGCCTCGGCCGCATACGGATGCGGCTGCTGGTTGGCCTTGGCCGCCAGATAGCGATCCATGTACTGTGCAAACTCCTTATCGGTCATAGCCTTAATCTCCTCCTCAATCGGGTCCTTAGCTGTCAGCCGCGCCTTGAACTTACGCCACAGGCCCTCATCATACACCCACGGCTCAGGACAGTCCTTGCCGGTGACATCATAATGGCGCACAACATGATCCACGTCGATGCCGTACTTGTCCATCAGCCAGCGCACCAGCTCAACCGTGCGGTCTACCGTCTGAGCGGTAATGACATACTTGCCGTTTACCTTGTCCGAGCACATCTCCACGCCCAGGCTGTTGCGGTTCATGCAGATATTGTGGAGCGGGTGATGCGAGCTTTCCAGCGGACCGCCGCAGTGCCATGCACCATCTGTATCGCGGACAGACTGCACAACACTGTGCTCATCGACAAAATAATGCGCCGATGCCTGCAAGCCGCTGTTGTTGTGGAAATACTGCGCATTGTTCATCGCCGTATCGCCGTTGCCTGCCGTATAGTGTACGACAATATACTTGATACTGTTGCCGCCTCGGCCGGAATAAAAGTTGCTCGAATTCGCCTGTAAGAACGGAATATCCATACTTACTCCTCCTTGTTCGGCCTGTCGTAGCCGAGTGCCGTCTTGCTGTCTCCCACGCCTGCCGTAGTCGGGTCAATAAATACCGACAGGATAGCAAGCGCCATCGTGCACAGCTGCACCGGATTAGACAGCACCGAAACAGCACCGTTCCACACAGCCGCCCAACTCGTAAACGTCTGCGGGTCAACACCAATCGCCGTAATCGCAACCGATGCAACGCCAACCCAAAACCACGGATTTTTCATGCGTACCGGAATATTAACCTTCATGCTCTATCTCCTCCAAATCGTCAATGCGGTGGTTGGCCACTTTCACTTTCTCATCCATCACGGCAAACTCCTGTTCGAGCTTGTAAGTGCGCGTGATGAGATTGTTGTGCTTCTCCACCTTCTTCTCCAGCTGCTCAATGCGGTAATTCGTGAGATTGCTCGACAGTGCAATACCGCCGAGCGTTCCCACGAGTGTTCCGACCAGACTGAGCGCCGCTGTGATAACTTCAGCGGGCATATTTTAGCCCTCCTTGCCGTCCTTCGTGCCGCCGAACTCGGACGGTACCAGCTCCGGCAGACCGCTGTCGAGCAGGATCTCCGCTACCTTGGCCTTGAGTGCCTTGGGCACCTCGTCAAAATTTGTCTTGCCAAGGATCACTCTCTGTGCGAAAAACATTGCCATCATAATTACCAACCTTTCTAATGAATGTAGAATATTAAACTTCATCGTTGTAGACCTGAACGGCCATTTCAGCGATGCAGTCCTCGATAAAATCGCTGCGTTCGGTCGCGGCGCTGACCTGCGCCTTGAGCAGCTTGTTCTCCTTCTCGCTCTTGACCAGCCGGGCAGAGATCGTGTCCAGCGCTGCCGCTGTGCCGTCCACCGCACGGGTGTACACGGCGGTGACACTGGTCGGATCGGCGGCTGCGACCGTGGCCGTCTTGAGCGCGTACCCTGCCAACACCTCCACCGTATCACCGGCATCGGTCTTGACCGTGAGCACGGCAGCATCCAGAGCCAGCACGGCCCCGACCGACGTTTCCGCAAACGGGATCGTCAGCAGGTCGCCGTCGGTCCGGTAGTCCAGAGCCTTGATGTCATTTACTTTCATGGTTACCCCTTTCTGCGGCTTAGTTCGCCGCGACATATTTATTGTACTGGTGCTTGACCGTTTCGTCGTTCAGCTCGGCATAAATTTGCGTTGTCGATACGTCCTCGTGACCGAGCAGCCGCTGGATAACGGTTACGTCCATGCCGGAGTTCAATGCGTGCGTCGCAAAGGTGTGGCGCAGCAAATGCGGATGGACGCGCCTATCCAGCCCGGCGCGCTCACTGACAGCACGGATCAGCCGCTGAATGGCACGCGGTTTGAGCGGCTCATACGGCGATTTGCTGCTGCAGAAAAGTCCATCACCTCCCTTCCGCGCCACGAAATACTCTTGGATCATCAGCCGCGCACGAACCGAGAAGTAGACCACGCGGTCCTTGTCGCCTTTGCCCGTTACTTTGACCGTGCGCCCGACCAGATCCAGATCGGCGGCACGCAGCTGCGCGACCTCACTCAGACGGCAGCCGGAGGATACCAGAAATTCCACGAGTGCCTTTTCGCGGTAGCCTTTGCAAGCGTCGCGCAGGCGCTCCAGTTCTTCGACGGTCAGCGCCTGTCGGGCACCCTTCTTGTCCAATTTTAAGGACTTTATCTTTGCCATGGGATTCTTCTTGATTTTCTCTTCCATCGTGAGCCACCCGAAAAACGCCCGCAGGCTGTTGATGTGCGTCTGCAGTGACGTCTCCTTGAGATTGCGCGTCTCGTCCAAAAATGCAATGTAACCTCGGATGTCGTCCGTGGTGATTTTGGCCGTGCTCTTGGTCACTTTAGATGCAAATAATTCAAGGTGGCTGCGGTAGTTCGCCAACGTTCTGGCGGATAGACCGTCAATCTTCTTTGCGCCCAGATAGTGCTTGATCCGCCGCTTCAAGTCGCTGCGCTGCTCATCATTTTCCTTAAAAATAATGTAGCCTTTTAAGATAGCGTCGAGTTCTTCCGCGGTCGGCGTTCCCACCGCAAAAGTTGCGAGAAGCTGCCTTGTCAACTCTGTTTTGGCCGTCATGTTGTAATTCCCCTTTCGGATTTTGGTATGTTTATTATACATACTAAAACCCAAGATGAGGAGTGTTTGCGCCGCATTAGGTTGCTATGGCGGCTATCATCGCAAACGCGACAGCGCTCAATGCCGTGGTGACCTCTTCGGTTGCTATG